GCCCGAACATGGGCGCTCCGAAGCAGCCGACAAGTGACGGAAAATTGCACGGGCATTTGGGTGCCCATGCTGGTTCATTTCCCACTGGTTACATCCGAAGCGATGCGAACCTTGCAAGCAAGGAACGCGCGACCCAGGGAAACGTTGGCTTTGATGTAGCCAAAGGCACGAAGGCTGGCTATTAAATCATGAGTAGAGAAACTGAGCAGAGGTTGGCTGAATGGGCAGTTTGGTTTCACGAGAACCGAAAGCGCGTGCCAGCTAACGATTTGGCCAAGCAAAACCAGTTTCTCCTCAAGTCTGTCGATGGCTGTTTGGAGTGTATCGCGCTTGCCCTAAAGGATATCCAAATCCTGGAGCGGCGCAATGGATCTTCACTATGGCTTCCGTCGGGAATACAGGAAGAGAAGAATGGCCAGATTACGAAGTTTGGGTAAACCCACCCAGGATCAGGGTGATAGGCTTGTTCTAATTGAACAAGGGAAACATGCCCAGCTCGCGATTGGTTACACAGATCAGGTCATTTTTCACCTGGAAGAAGTTATCCTGGGAAAGTTGGTAAACAAGCATCGCGCAGGCACTCTGACAGAGGCAGATATGAGAGGCGGAATTGGAGAGATCGCTGGTTTGAGAAATCTCGTTCATGCCTTGAAGGGTGACATGCAGAAGGCGCGGATCGCGCAAGATGAGGAGATGAAAGGTGGCAACTAGACGCGCAGGGACGGCAGTTCGGGAGCATGGCGAAAGGGCGCGGCAGCGCGTCACTGAAACAACGGTCACGGAAGATCTCAGTGATGATGATCGGAACCGGGCGAATGCAGATAGGCTCTCAGAGTCGCAGGATGACCGCGATCGCTCAGTTATGGATGGCGGCCCTGGTCAAGGCAGCGACGCTCCCGCTCCTCAATTCAGCTTCTCCTATGGCGGGAAGGAGTTCAAGACACAAGAAGAAATCACACAGTACATCGATGATCTTCAGACACAGCGGGACGCGAATAAGCAGCCAGCAGTTCGCGAAGAAGTACGAGAAGCGCCTGCGAAACAAGAAGAAAGAAAACGAGCTGGTGATTCGATTGATTTTGATAAGGAACTTTATACCGATCCAAAGAAGGTCTTTTCCCAATTTCGAGACGAAATCCGCGCTGAAATCAAACAAGAGATGCAGCAGGAGTATCAAGCCGATCAGACGATCAGGACTTTCTGGCGCGAGTTTTATAACGAAAATACAGATATGAAAGGCAAGGAGATGCTCGTTAATGCAGTCTTCAATGCCTCTTTGAAAGATATCGGCGATCTTCCTATCGGCAAGGCGAAAGAGGAACTTGGCAAACGAGTTCGTGATGAAGTGTTCAAGATCACGGGCGAGAAGCCGAGACAAGATGGGAAGAGCTCAGCAAAAAATCGAACCTTGGTGGAAGCGGGAAGTGGCCCTGCGACAAGAGGAAACGCCACCCGCGAAAGCGGTCAGAATGCCGAAACTCCGAATATTCCCAATTCGTTGTCGGCCCTCATTAGATCACGTCAAGCCGCACGCAGAGGCCAACCCCAGCAAAAGGCGAATTAAGACATGACTTTCACCTGGACGTTTGATAGTCCGACTGGCACATACAAGTCACACGCCATGTCGATGCACCTCTATGAAGCTGCTCTGCAGAAGAGCGTCTTCATGGACTATGTTCGACCCGTTGAAGGGTTCGGACGGAAGAAGGGTGAGTCGGTGACGCTCACGCGCGTATCCAACCTCGCCGAGCCATCCAGCCCGGTGCTGTTGGAAGGCTATCGTATCCCTGAGGACACGTTGGCGCTTTCGACCAAGGCGATCACCGTGCAGGAAATCGGGCGATCTGTCCCGTTCACCAGCCTCTCGGATGATCTATCTGAGTTCGATATGAACCAGATCGTTCAGAAGCGTCTGCGGGATCAGATGAAGCTGGCGTTGGATACCCTGGCCGCGGTCGCGTTCAAGAAGGCCAAGGTCAAGTATGTCCCGACTGGTTTGACGTCGAATAACATCGCAACCAATGGAACCCCGGCAACTGCCGCAACGGAAAACATGACCGTGTTCCACGTGGAAGAGATCAGGGACTATCTCTTCGACACCCTCGCGACGCCGCCGTACGATGGCGACGATTACGTGGGAATTTTCCGAACTCTGGGCCTTCGCGGCATCAAACGCGATCCGGCCTGGGAAGAGTGGCACAAGTATACCGATCCCCAGGCGAAGTACAATGGTGAAGTTGGACGCTTGGAAAGCGTTCGATTTGTCGAGACCAACCACAATGCGGCCTTGAAGAAGGTCGGCACGTCCTCGGTCCTCGGCGAAGGTGTTGTGTTCGGCGAAGATGCAGTTGGCATGGCCGAGGTGTTGACGCCGGAATTGAGGGCCGCGATCCCGCAGGACTTCGGTCGGCAGAAGGCAGTTTCCTGGTATGGCCTCCTGGCGTTCGATATCATCTGGGACACGGCAAACCAAGGCGAGGCGCGCATCATCCACGTCTCCAGCACCTAATAAGAAACGAGCAAAAATCACAGATCACAAATCAGCTCACGGAGAAGCAGATGGCTTACACGCATTCCCAGTACGAAGTCATGATGACCAATGTGGCGGTTATCACTTCGACAGGTGACAAGGCACAATGGGCACCAGGTTATGTCCCGCATCTCTTGCGCGCGTGGGCATACATCACGACGACGCAGGCAACTGTGACCCCGCCTGTCCTTGCGATGGACAAGCAGATCGCAGCCGGTTCGGCCACTGGCCGCATCGCGAGCTTTGTTTCGCCGCTGAAGCCTTTGTTGGCAGCGCTAGCTGGATCTGTCTGCTACAAGGACGGTTTCCAGTCGAAGGTCTCGCCGGGCGAGCAGCTTGTGTACAACATTACAACTGCAGCGACAGCCGGCGCGGGTTCGGTTTCGATCTTCCTTGAGCCGACGTGGGAAGTTCCCGGCAACAACACTGCAATGGTCGCGACACTGTAAGGAACAGAAAACATGGTAGCACTCGCAGCTGCAAATGTCACCCTGACGGTGACGCAGAGGAGAATCTTCGCCAAACAGCGGAGACACAAAGTCACAATGGCCTTTGGGGATGGAGTTCTCACTTATCCCCCTGGTGGAGTCCCGATGCCCACGAAGAACAGTTTCGGGTTCGCCAGGATCCTGGAAACCATGAACTTGCAGGATGCTGGTTCAGCTGATGGCTTTATTTATAAGTTCGATGAAGCTAATCAGGCGCTCCGTATCTATCAGGGTGACAACGCAAACGCTTCGCCCGCGCCCGCGGTAGAATTAGGTGCTGTTGCTGTCACGGCGAAAACCCTGAAAGTAGAAGCGATAGGCTGGTAAAAATGGCTCTCAATCTCAGCCCACATAACTTCTCGGTAAATCCCGAGACAAACCAACCTGTCCTGACGCGCATCCAGGCCTATGTTCGAGTGCGGGAGGGTGACAGCCCCCCGCTCTTTTTGCAAGGTGGTCAGGTCTATTCCGAAGGCGGTCCTTTGATCCCCGCTGAAGATTGGCCTGACTGGCTCGAGGGTCATATCAAACGCCTTTCGCCATTGGCCCTCGAGGAGTGCGGCTTCAGAGATTGGGTTCAAAATTTGAACAAGCCTCTTGAACAGAAGCCGAAGAAGTGAGGAGTTTGAAAGATGCCTGTTCAATCCTTCGCGGGTGTGTGGGTTGGAGATACTCTCCATGAAACTCGCTGGAATACGTTAGCGAACGGCGATACGGGCGCGCCGCAATCAAATGGCACTTTGCCGATTAAATGGTTCAAAGCAAGAGGGACTTTCGGCGTCGGCGGAAGTGTGCAGTTGGAAGGGTCTGATGATGCTGTAAACTGGAACGTTTTGAAGGATCCCCAGGGAGCAACCATTGTTTTGACAGCAGCTGGGAGCAGGTCGGTAAACGAGAACCCAAAGTTCACTCGTCCAAATGTCACAGCTGGTGACGGGACAACTGCAATCGTTGCCTACATGACGGAGACAGTCCTCTGATGGTAAAGAAACTCCTTCTAGCCGCTGCGGCTCTTATCACAGCAGCAGGGATCGCCTGGGCGGCAACTGTAACCTCAGACGGCTCTGTTACAACGCCAGTTGTTTTATATAGCTTCGGCGGAGTTGCTCAGGGATATGCCGCTGGTGGTAGCCTGAATACCACAACCGGAGTATCGCGCGTTGCGATGGAGGAGGGCTGGACTACAACTTTGAACATGACCGCGGCTACGCAGGTTAGAACAGGCGGTGGGAGAGCCTATAAGATATCAGTCATAACAGCAGGTGCAGTAGGGCAGCTTTGCGATACCACGACAGCTTGCGCGGCGGCGAATGTGGTTATGACAGTCCCAGCTGCAGTCGGGGTATATGAGATCAATTGGCCCTTTGCAACTGGTATTCGCTATGAACCCGGCGCAGCGCAGGTCTCATCGATTGTATGGCAGTGACAAATGGCCAACCTTACAACCAATCATGATCTGATTGCAGATGCGCTGTTTCGCGCGGGCGAGCCGACAGATGGGACATCTGACTTTTACCAACAATCAATTATCAACTATAACAGGGTCTATCAATCGCTCTGCTCAGGGGGAATGGAGCTTGCGAAAGATGTAGACGAAACCTGGTGGTGGCTTCGGAAGCCAACCCCGGGCGTCCTAACGCTCCAGCCGGCATTTTTAGGGTCGGCTTCTGTTACTTTTAATAGTAATGCTGTTGTGTTGTCTAATCCGCCGGCATATAGCATGGCGAAATGGTACTTTTATATTCAGAATACCTTTGGGGATGTTTTCAGAGTAACAGCCCACACAGGAGGAAGTGGGGTAGTAACGCTTGATAGCCCATACACAGGGGCAACAAACGCCGCGGCTGCGGTTCGCATTATCCAGCTGGAATATGATCTGGCATCTGATCTTCGCTCAATCATAGGCCCGATGAGTATAAATAGCGATGATTTTCAGATAGATGGGTGTGAGCTTGAAAGCCTTCTGGATCGTTATCCGACTTTTACGGTCCAGCAAGGCCCGCCTGAGCTCTTTGCAATGGTGGGAGAACAGCGCGTTAGGTTCAGCCATTATCCTGGCGATACTGGTGATCTCATTTTCAGGGTCGAGTATAATTATCTTGTTGTTCCTACTGATCTTGCAGACGATGCAAACGTTCCCTTAGTGCCAAGGGAATATCGGCGGGTTCTCTCTGATTATACAACGATGTGGATTTTGAACGAGAAGAACGATCCACGCGCAGGCGCGATGGGCCAATCCGCTGCCTCTGCTTTAACGGCTATGGCGCGGGAGAATAGGCGACGTTTGACAAAGATGGGCCATAAGTTCGGCCAGCTTTTTTCCAGACAGGATCAATTGGTTAGAAGAATTCCTCAATCAACCTCTGGTCTCTATTATCCATAGATGTCCTTTTCCGGCCTCATAATCCCGCTTCCAATAGGCACAGGCGGCCTAACTGGAACGCACAGCATGAGCCAGGTTGGGCTGGATAAGCTGATCGTTGCCCAAAATCTGACTTATGAAAATGGGACTTTGCAAAAAGAAGGAGGTGCGACTAAGTATAACTCTGCTGCAATGACAGGCGCGCCGACGATTTTAGGCGGGTATGATTGGTGGCCTACGACTTCGCTTCAAAGAATGGTCACATTCGCATCTGACGGAACATTGAAAAAAGATAGTGGAGCTGGGACTTTCCCAGTCACATTAGCAAGTGGTTTGTCAATAGTAAATGGTCCTGTTACAACTGTTCCGGTGTTTGTCGAAGGCGGTCAAGAAGCTCTGGCTAACAATAGGAAGCTCTTTGTCTTCACAGGAGCGAACCAATTAAAGGTACTCGCTGCCGATGGTGCAACAGTTGCAAACGTTGCTTTACCTCCTGCTGATTGGAGTGCTCAGTTTCCTAACTGCGGATGCTTGCACAATAACCGCATGTGGGGTGCTCTCGGTCATAGGCTTTACTATAGCCAGTTTACAAACCATGAAGATTTTGCGGATGTCACTAATGCCGGCACATTGGCTGTTTATCCAGGTGAAGGAGAGAGAATAGTAGCTATTGCTTCCTATAAAGGAGCATTGATTGTCGCTAAGTATCCGCGCGGGATGTATGTTGTGAATACGACAGATCCCACGGTGGCAAACTGGAGTGTGAAGCGTCTATCTGGACCGATTGGAATAGCCGGTTCCGGTTGCATGATTAATATTGGGGATGATCTACTTTTACTCGATCCAGCTGGAGTTTTCCATCTGTTGAGTTCGACATTTGAGTTTGGTGATATGGGCCTGGATACAGCGTCCAGGGCAGCGCGCATGGACACTTTCCTAGCCGATAACTGCATTTTGAATCGCCTACAGAACGCCCAAGGAGTGTTTTATCCTGCAAAGCGGGAAGTACATTTTGCAGTGACGAAATCTGGAACTATCAACAATGGAAGGCTTGTTGTTGATCTGAACCAGACTGGCTTATTGAGATGGAGGTTTTCGGATAGAGATATAAATGAAAGCCTTTGGTTGCGGAAAGATACCAATAATATCCCCAGATTAATGATGGGGGATGCGAGCGGATTTGTTTATCAGTTGGACCAAACCGCAAGGTTGAAAGACGGCGCGGGCTATTCGGCCAAATTCCAGAGCCCTCACCTGGACATGAGTCATATTGATCCAACCTTTGCGGCTAAACGCAAGAATGGCCATTTCCTTGAGTGTGTCATTGAACCGAAGGGAAATTGGTCTCTGTTGGTGGATATCATTTGGGACGGGCGATACCATGAAACAGTTGCATTTAACATGGGTGCTACTGGCGTTGGCCTGGGGACTTTTGTTCTTGATACCGATGTGCTTGGTTCAGACTCGATTTTGAATAAGAAGAAACGCATAACAGGGTCTGGACGGCGACTATCTATCGCAGGGAGAAACGGTGGAGTTGGGGAAGATTTCTCCATATCGGAGTTTATCCTTCATTGCACGCTTTCGGATGAGAGACTATGACGCCTATTGAAAGGTTAAAAGGCGCGGCTGAGAGGATGCTCCTTGATTACGTGCGCGGTGATGATATTCACTGTAAAAAATGCAGCCAGGTTATTAAGCTCGGCCCTAAGCCATTATCTCACTATATCGAAGTCACCATTAGATGCAGTGATGGAAGTAACCATATTACAAATTGCTGCACAGATTGTGTTACTGGATTAACCAGGCAGGATATGGATGATTTTCTGATTATTGATGCCAATCAGATGTTGGATGAAGCTGAGCGGGAACATCAGGAATTAAGTAAGAGTTTTGTTGAGATGCTCACCAGCCGAACTGCCCTATGGGGAGATCAGTAAATGCCGGGTAATTACACGATCACAACTCGCGCAACTGGTACGATCCTCACGGCTGCGAT